AGTTGAGTATATAGAATAATTTTAAATACCAACCCGCCTGATGATGGCCGGATGGGTACCGGCCGAAATCCCCGAAAGGGGATAGCGGGACACCCGTCGCTACAGGGGAAAAGATGGCGCCCCTTTAACATAGATTGTTCGTTGACAATTGAATTATTTTGAGTTTAACGGTATCATTTTAAACAGTCATAAAAAGGTCCTCCCACTTCACTTGAAGGGAGGTGATATGGATGTCGGAGCTGCAGGAGTTCTACCTACTGAAGCAAGGCAAAAATGGCAAGTGGCTCCAGGTAACAAAAAGCTATGAAAGCCAGAGCCTTATTCAGACCGGTAAGAGCCTCACAGAGAAATATCCCGGAATAAACTTTGGAGTGGCTGACAATGAAGGTACTTTTTTATGGCAAGGGAAAGGCGCCCCACGAGAGGCGCCAGTGGTAGATGAATAGGCGCTGCAACACCTTTTCATTCATCTTCAGTTTTTGTTTCCCCCGCACGAGAGCGATTACCCAGTTTGGGTACTTCGTTGGGGATACGCACCAATATTTCAGAAAGATCACAATCAAGTGCTTCACAAATCAAGTCTAAGTGTTCAAGGTTAACACGCTCAATGATTTCGTGGTACATCTCATTGATTGTGGTAGGGCGTATTCCCGTCTTTCGTGCAAGATCGGCTTGTGTCCATCGAAGCTCGCCAAGTTTCTTGGACAGTAAAATTCTAATCGCCATACGCCTCTGCTCCTTTCGTGATATTTTAACACTAAGCGTTACATAAAACTGCGATTTGTTAGATTATCACGTATTCCGTTATTCAAGGAGCAGAAAAATAAAAAATCCCCCACCCTGAGACATAACATACTCAGAATGGGGGATTTTTTTGAATATATCTTTATTGTTTATGTCCTAAAGCAAGCACTGAAGCTTCTACAGCTCCATCAATTATCTTTTCGATAGATGGTGTGATTTCTATGCCGGCTAAATTAAGTGACTCATGGATAAAGTCTATTGCAGCAGCCTTTCTTTCATCACCTTTTATCTTACCAACTAAATAGAGCTGTTCGGCCTGGTCAACTCCTATAGAGGCCCAGTCCAGAATCTTATCAATCATATTGACTGCCGGATTATCAGGCAAGATGGCTTTTAAGGAATCAAAGGTGTTGTTAATCACACCAATGGTGTTTGAAGCCTGTTCCAATACGGTTCCTGCATCTATACCTTTTTTCTTCAATGCAGGCAATAAAATACCGCTGGCAGCTATCACTCCAACGGCAAGTCCAATAATGAGAGAAACCAAAGAAATGTTATTCATTGTTTCATCATCCTTTCATTTAATTTTTATTCTTTATAACCCAACAAGCGGGCCATGAGGCAGAATATTTCGCCCCTGGTTACCGTATCATCAAACCTCTTCTCATGGATAACCATGCCTTTTTCTTCTGTTAAAAAGCGATAATACTTCTCTGCCCAGTGCTCAGTTTCTGGAGCAGCCGGTTCCGGAGTAGCGATAAGCTCATTCATCATCTTTACAATGTCATTGCCATAGGTGGCCGATGGAGCCCACTTGCCGCCAAGCAATTCAACAGTCGGTGCAGTACCTTTGATGAAACTAAAATGCCTTGGGTCAGGTGTATTCGCTTTCGGATACCCGAAAGCACCGGCATATAGTGCCAGGTGATCCAGCTGAGCTTGAATACCTTCCTCCCATGATGCAAACCTTTGGTGAGCTTCCTTGTCATAGTCACCGCCGCCCTCTTTTTTCTTCATACCACACGGATTCCTGAAGCTTTCATCCAGTACACCTCTGAAATTGCCATACCCGGTTTCCTTTGCTGACTGGCAATATGCTACGACAGGATCCACGCCGATAATAGGTGCCAGCTTCCAGAAAATATCGGCAAGACTTAAGAATAATTCAGTGGTGCCTTTATTTTTGGCCCATGCTTTTGCTTGGTCAACTGTCGCCCTGGCAGTATATATAATTGGAGTACCTGCAGGTTCTTCCTGCTTTGGGGGTTCTGGCTTAGGGATTGCCGCACCATAAACGGCGTTTCCTTCTTCATCATATACAGAGTATCCAGGATGCTTGTCACACTCTGCCTTGGCATTATCAAGAACTCTGTATGCTCCTACCTGTGATTTTGCATCACTCCATGATTTTCTTACCCTGTACAAGGCTATGCTTGGCTGTGAGACTGCTTCACCCTTTGCAATATACTTTACACCAAGCAGCTCACACAGGACCTCTGCTTGAGACTCTGCTAAACTTTCAAGGTTGGCATCTGCCTTCAAAAATGCTTCATCCGATGCATTGTCGTGAAATCCATTCTCAACCAAAAAGACATGAGGAACACCTGTAGCTACAGCAGAACGGATAACACCGTAATAGTCATACCCTTCAGTTGTCTCTGACTCCCTTGTCTTTGCTCCCCGGTCATTATTACCCATAAGTTTTGAGCCAGCTGCAGATATCTTTCCAGCCCATGCCTTATCTCCAGGTATACGGACAGAATAAAAGCACTCTACGCCACGGGCATTTCCGTTAGCTGCGTTAGAGTGCTCACTGATAAAGACATCGCTTCCTTTTGCTCTTTTCCCTCTCACATCAAGTTCGGGGTCTTCATTCTCTGTCCTTGTGAGTACAGCTTCAATGCCGCACCGAGTAAGTGCATTTTTGAGGTAATTTGAAAGTTTCCACATGCCGGCGTATTCATAATAACCGGTAGGACCTCTATTGGCATTACCAGGTGCATGACCCGGGTCAATAGTTACCTTTTTCATGTTTTATCATTCCTCCTTCTTTACACCTTTTTCTATGGACTCAATCCTTTTCCAAGCTGACTTAAGCGATTCTTCCAGCCTGGTTACTCTTTCAGATAGAGCATTGATTGACTTGTTTGTTTCCTTTTGCTCCAGAAGGACATCATCAATTCTGCGTTTGATATACTGGGTATCAGCCTTTAGTTCACTATCATCACTCCCCTCTTTGTAACTGTCTTGTCTTAACCCTTTCTGATAGCCAAGATACCCGAATATAATAGCGCATACAGTGCCTGCTGCCCCGATCAAGGCAAAAATTGTGCTGTTGTCCAATATACCACCCTCTTTCTTTTACATAAAAAAGTGGATGTCGTTATTCACATCCACCATTCTCATCATCATTATCTGGTTCACTTTTTCTTGTAAAAACCAATGTGTCATACAGTTTACTTCGGAGCCTGAAGCTATTGCAATGCTTCATCAGTCCATTATAACTTGCCATTGTTGCTCTTACATCCTCAATCTCAATTTCTCCCCGTTCATACTGTTTCTTAAGATGTTTTAACCTTCGTTTCATCTTAAGAGCTGTGCTTTTTCGCAGCTTTATATGGGTATTCCATACCTTGTATCCGACGAATTCAATCCCCAGGGTAACCGGTCTTATGGCAGTTTTGTTGTTGAGATTAAGCTTCAGCTTCTCATCAAGGAAAGTCTCAATCACTTTCTTTATTTTGTGTAGTTCCTGTTTGCTCTCATGCAGAATAATTACATCATCCATGTATCGAACATAATAATGAATCCTGAGTTTTCTTTTTACATACTGGTCCAGTTCATTTAAATAGATATTGGCAAACATCTGTGAGGTTAAGTTACCGATAGGCATTCCTTTATTGTTTATCCTAACATCTGTTTCCTCAAGGCTTGCATCGAGAGGGAGGCCAAAGCTATGATCTTCACACCGGATAATTCCCTCAAGAAGCTTCATCAATTTGGTGTCTTTTATCTTTCTTGAGAGAATTTCTACTAAAACGTCATGGTCAATTCTGTAATAATATTTTGAAATATCAAGCTTTAGATAATAATATTTACCTGGTTTTCTACCTATCTGCCTTAGCCAGTAATGCAATCTTTGGACAGCTTGATGAGCTCCTCTGCCTTCTATACAAGCAAAACTGTCAGATATATAACCTTTTGTAAAGTATGGATTAAGTTTTTGATATATTGCCCATTGAACAACCCGGTCTTTAAAAGGCAAAGCCATTATCAGCCTTTTTTTAGGCTCATATACAAAGAATTCTCGGTATTTACCAACTTTATAAGTCTGTTCGATAAGTTCTTTGCGTATATCCATTAAATATTCTTCCACATTTGATGAAAATTCCAGTACTTCATCCCTAAACCTCTTATTTTTTCTTGCGTTTTTATATGCTAAATATAGGTTTTCAAAGGTACATATATCATCGTAGAGATTCTTTATGTATTTCATATTTCCTCCCGTAAAAAAATGTTATGCGTTGCGGATTTTGCACTATGGCTACTTTCGGCATTCATAACATTTCAGTTTTTTGCCTTTCGGCATGGAAACAGGATCCTTTAATCTCTCCGTACTGGAAGTATACCCATGAGTATACTACATCTGACTGCGAGAGTAGAGCGGAGCGGAACCCGACATTGTTGTTGCTATTAGTTCGTTCATTGTTCAAATTGAGGGCGAAAACCCCGGCGGAACCACCATTAGTGAAATTGCCGCCGCGCAGCGCTGACATCCTGTTCCCAATATTTTATTATTTATTTGTTGACTTAATCCATCCTCCAAGCATCTTACCTATCTCTACTACTTTTTCTGACCATATCTCATACTTTTTAAATGGCAAAAAACCTAACTCCTGAGATAACCGCAGATATGCTTTGAGTTTCATAATTTCTACATCTAATTCCTGAAGAGTTGTTTTTTTATAGTATTTTTTATTCGCTTCAATAACCCTTTCAAGGATCAAATGCATGCATCTTTTTATATCTGCTGCTAATGCAAACTTTTCACTTTTGGGAAATTGTGCAAGAGCTTGATATCCATACTTTATCATATCGTATACTTTTTGAAGTATTTTTAATTCTTCACCCACGCATCTCCCCCCATCTCATAAATTTTAGCAGGAAATATTTCATTTTTGGATAATTGTTAAATTATAACCCAATGCGTTATTTTAGATTTAAAAATTTTTCTCCCGCCTATCGGCGGGAGAAACAGATTACAGTGCACCAGATTACAGATTTACAAAAGCGGAGCGGAACCCGACAGAGTTGTTGCTAAGAGTTCGTCCAAGGTTCAAATAGAGGGCGAAAACCCCGGCGGAACCACCATAAGTGAAATTGCCGCCGCGCAGCGGGAGTCTCTCTCCATAGTTTCTAACATATAAAACATCTCCACCATGGCTTGCATCAATAGGGAAAAGCCCCAAAGCCTTTAACAATGTAGGAGCGGTTACCCCTGATTTTGCTGCAAACGTTTCAAAGCTACAAGCGCTATACCTGTAATTATCATTAACATCACCGCCGGTATACATCGGATTATCTCTTGTTGTATTCAGTATAGGATCTCCACCAACATCGTTACCATCCTGAGCAGAACTTCCGGCTGTAGTATTATCTATTTTGAGTGTGTTTGCCGTACCTAGATCGACAAGACTACCATCCTGAAGCATTGCTTTCCAGTAAGTACTTGTGTCGCTCTGGTTAATAGCCTGAGCTGCATCATTATTCGGAATGATTTGGATTTCTCCGTTTTTCAATCTCAATCCTCCAACCCATTCCCACACATTGCCGTTCATATCAAATATCCCGTCATTGGTATTGTCGTGCGCCCATGACGCAGGTCCGGAACCAGTTGCAACACGCCCTATCCTCGTTGCATCATACATCCATGTCATTACACCCTTTTCATGAGCAGCAGATGTATCTGCGCCATAGTTGTTATTCCCACGAGGCATGAATCCATTCTTCTTACACCACAAAGCGATAGCTGCCCATTCTGCATTGGTCATAAGATGCCACCCTAAGCCTTTTGCCTCACAATAAGATTTAGCCTGATCAAAGTTCGTATAGACTGCAGGGTCTTTATGAGGGAGACTGTAGGCTCTGCCATTCATAACTATATTCTGATATTTGCTAATGTATATTGCATCTTTTTCAACTCCATTAACAATAAAGGCAGGATGCGTTGTATCAGGTCCGCCTGTGATAACATCAGATATTTTAAATTTAGGGATTTTCACCATGATAGAAGGCATCCCAAGGTCATCAAGCAGCACAGTATTTTTGCCGCCTGAAAGAGCCTCAACAGTAAGTTTCAAATCATCAAAATTAGGCATTATTCAACCCCTCCATTCTCCAAAGTGTGAGCGTTACATTATCCATGTTAAAAGGAATCGGAACAGGCTGCATAACTGGATTTCCCTCTTCATCAGTTCCATTTTCCTCCATATTGTACTGCCTTTCCGGAATATCTATCTGAGCAACATATCTGTCTGAAAGCCCCATAGTAAAAAAGCCAAACTTATCCTGGCATATGTCAAGATGCACTGCAAAATCACGCTCATACTTGCTCAAATCCAATGTGATTTCACCAGCAAAGTTGATTTTTGTACCTGTAACGGTGTAATCAATCTTTGGTCCTACATTCTTTTCAATGACTATCATTGATACATACCTCCTGTAACGTAATATTTTACAGTCACAGCAGTTGCGCTGCCTGTAAACTTAATCTTGAAGCCGTTGAGCTGCTTGTCATATACAACAACCTCTCCTACTGGGCCATTAGAAGAAACGACTTCAACCAATACCCTGTAGTTCAATGTATCCCTTGATTTCTGCAGGTTAACTGTCACGCTGGAATTATTAAAAGGGTACGACTGGCTGTTTGTCATTGACGCCTGCCCCGTTTCCCCCTCCAGATCTGACAGAACACGTTTATGCTGCAGAACCTGCTGTGATAATACCGACATTCCAGCATCTCCGGCAAATATGCCTTCTTCCATATTGTTGAAGTTTGTAGCCGACTGTGGGGTACCCTGCTGGATGACTGCACCGGTTCCAGGATCCACAACATGGTCCTTCCATGTGGTACGGTTATATGGTTTCATACGCTGTTACACCTCCTTCAAAGGAAATTCGAATTTCATGAGTACACCCTGCGTACCGCTCTTTGTGATGTTTTCCGCTCTTTCACCGGCGACCTCCCCGCCCTCATCAATAAGCCTTACATAGTTGATTGTCGCTGTACCGCTGACAGTATGATCAATCACCATGTAAACAATCAGGGTATCACCTTCAATCTTTTTTTCCGTAATCACAGCATCATAAAAGGTGCTACCAATACGGTACTGAGCCTTAACTAAGCTCTTTAACCATTCATTCCTCCTTTTTTGTAGATAATTTGCAGTCCAAAAGTTTGCCAAATACATCACCCCTTTTTTTATTCACCACACCGTCTTGTGCCGCACAGCACATAATTAAATGTGTACTGTTCCAATTCAAGTCCAGTATTTATATCACTGCCGGATATTTGTCCAAGAGTGGCAATGTCCGGCGTAGTACCGCATAGTTTGTAATCAAACATATACTCATTAACATTTGCCAATACATTAACTTCTGCATTTTCCACCTTACCGAGCGTAGCACTATCAGGATGAGTTCCGCACTTCAGCATGTTTGTAAGTGTGTATTCAAACATATATGTCTTTTTCTTTACACTTACTGTAGTTTCTATGGTGTACTTGATAACCAATACAAACGGAAGGTGTGCCGGTATTCTCCTGGAAAGAATGGTGTCAAGGTCAATCAGGTATAAGCTCGGTGAAGTACCTCTTTCAATTTCAATGGAAATAGTACTATCATTGAAAAACACATCAGAAGTTGCATTAGTAAATGCGTACACCATTTCTTTTATTTTGCTTGCACTCATCTTTCCAAAGCCAATAAAAAAAGAGGCTACTAAACGTTTCCTCTCATCCAATGACCTTGTCTTGTCAACCTGCAGATATAAAAACCGCTCAATCCGTGCTATTGTCGGTTCATCGGCATCCATAATGAAGTTATTCAGAAGTACCTGGTTAAGTCCGTTCTCCGCCTGGTCAAGTTTATCTCCGCTCACTTGCAATATAGCCTGCATCTCCAGGACATTATCATAAAACACTGGAAGGAAGGTCTTCAGTTCTTCATAATTGTTGTTATACATTCACCGTCACCACCCCCAGGACAGCAACTGATTCGATATCAATAGGTATATTGGCAGTACCGCCGTTTAAAGTCAGGTTAGAGTAGTCCAGAATTGCATCCAGCCCATTGATGATAGCACCAATAGAGGTAAGCCTAATTACTATATCCTCACCTTCAGGAGTATTTAACGCAATATCCTTTAGATAATCAGTCAAAGCTGTCTGTGTCTGTTCCTGCGCCATCTGAGCGGTTGAGCCTGCTTTCAGCACCGCTGTATACGATATGTCAATTACTATGGGGTTGGCAGCTGCAGCTGTGAATTTTGCTCCGAGATTGGCCACTCCTTCACCAAGTCCAAGTCCTCCCGGGTCTATATATTCCTGGACATTTGCTACAACTGCTCCAGATGCAGGCTGTCCCTCTGTGTCAATTAAAACTCCCTTGACAGTATTCGGGCCATTCCATAAAGGAAATATCCTTGCCCTGCCAACACCGGCAACCTCTTCACACCATGTTTTATAATGCTGCTTGTTTCCATTCTCTGCAGGCCCGGCAATCTTCTCCCGTATTCTTCGCCTAAGGTCTTCATCAGATTCCTTTTCTGTACCAGGCTCTATGATATCTCCAAGGGTAGCTTCATCAAGGCCAAGGATATTGTTGAGCGGAACCAGCCTTTCGCCTGAGGGAATATTGTTTGCATTTTCCCCGGGTTCTTCAGCTTCTACAAACAGCTCACCGTTCTCATCCAGCTTAAGTACAAAATAAATGCCACCGGCAAAAAACCGCTCTCCTGAGGAAGGTGTTGTGCCAACATATGAGAATTGCCTTTTACAGGCTTTTGCAGCAAGCCTCGTAACGCCATGTTCACTTGCCTTTTTATCCAGGTATTCATTTGTAGCTGAGTCAATAAAGACAAGTTCAAACACCATATTTAGGTCCTGATAAAACTTTGACAGCTTAAAGGCCTGTGGAGCTACTGCATCATAGAATATACTGCCTTGCCTTGTATCTATGCCGGCAGGTGCCATGGCCAACATTTCAGCAAGTATATTTTCATAGGTCCTATCCTCAAACACTTTATATCACCCCCTCAAATTCGGTAGTTCCGAATATGGTATCAACGCTGAATTTTAAGAAAACGCTGTCATCCTTAAAGCTGAATGAAAAATCATAAACCTTGAGTATCCTTGGATCATATGTCAGTGCATCTTCAACAAGTCTTGGGATTTCGCTTTCTATGAACTCTCTTGTCGCATCCGTAGTGGTAATCTCTCTGATTTCACTGCCGTATTGGGAATCGTAAATCAGGCATTTAAAACGGGGAGTGATGAGTGCTTTTCTGATGAATTGATTCATGGCCTCCAGCTCATCAACCTTACCGATAATCCGTCCGTTATCAAGGTCCAGCTTATATGTTTTACTCGGCAGATCCGGCTCATCTATCACTTGAGTAATTCCAATAGGTATATCAAGAGGCATTTTACATCACCCTATCCATAACGTAATATTGCTTACCTCGGTTAAAACTTAATATATATACACGCTCGCCTTTTTTAAGGCTGTTGTGTACCGTCATCTGTGCTCCTTGAATACTAAAAGTATCAAGGTCATGTGTATGGTTTCCGTCTGTACTCGTGGATCCTTCCGAAGTGGTATGAGAATGGTCACCGGCTTCTTTCGTCTTAGAAGTTAAAATAGCTTCAGCAGAAAGGGTAATATCAACACTGGCAGTGTAGTCCGTAAGGTGCTTCGGAATTACCATGATGTCCTTGTCAAGAACCATCTTTTCATTGTTTACAAGCTTAATCTTCAAAGGATCTGCCGAAATAACCTCACCTTCAACAATATCCATGTCCTTAACCTGCATTCCCTGTATTAACTGTTTAATGCTTGTTGCCTCTGCCATGGTCCCACCACCTCCTAAAACTCATTTGTCATATTAAGCTGCAGATTCATGGAATGGTAGTTGCCTTTAAAAGTATGACTGTCCTCATCCACATAGAAGCTGCGCTTTATTCCCAGTTCCTTGATGATTACATATACGCCAACCCCGCTGATTACATCCGGTATTCCCAGGCCTGAAATACTTAAACTGGTCTTAACCGCACCTTTTTCTTTCAGCATGCTATCTACCATCTGCTGGAGCTGGGCAGTATTCATTTTGTCGTCTGGTTTTTCTGTCTTTTGGAATATTCCGATTTTCTTCTCCAGGGCATCATTAACACTTTCAGCTATGACAGTACCTTTATCACTCATAAGCTTTATTCTTGTTGCTATGTCTTCAATGGACTTTGAAAAATCATAATCGATAAGGTTCTGCCCGGTTTCAATCACCCACTGCTTTACATTGTCCCTTCGCCTTATTAGCCTCGCCTTGCCCTTTTTTGATTCAGGGTAATATCTAACCCCTGTAGCCTTATAAGTAATGCTTAGAGCGTCACATATCACATCAAAAATAGTAGCATCAGGCTTAGGCAGCGTTGGGATTCTATGTTCGGTATCGGCCACTTCACCGTAGGATATTTTAAATCTCTGGCAGCAATCAACGAAGATTTCACTTGCCTTTTTATCCTTGTAATTGAAGGTATCAGAATTGTTTGCGAAGTAAATCAGGTTATCCCTGGCTTTGAAGGTCAACTTCTTGCTCTTGTTTTGTCCCTGATCCACAATTAACCCCTGAAACAACTCTTCATTCTTCCATGTAAACAGACAATGGTCTCCATCTTCGACATCTATCCCTGATCGCTTATATCCGTAATCCCCGCTATCAATAAGCGTTACTGAAATAGAACGCCCTGCAGCTCCTTTCCTACCGCTCCATGTTACTGTTTCAACAAGGTTGCTTATGTCGAATGCCTTGCCATTCTTTAAGAGTATCAATCCAATCATTCAATCACCCCGGCATTTTCAACTTCTGGTTTGGGTATATGGTATAAGGAGCATTTATGCTGTTCATTTGGGCAATCTCTTTCCACCTGTTAGCATTTCCAAGCACATTCTTTGAAATCTTATATAGGTAATCTCCTGCCTTTACTATATAAACGGAAGGCTGTACACGGTTGTCAAGCCTTTGCTTTTCCTTGCTGACGCTGGCAGCTCCTGTACTGACATTCACCTTTACCTGTCTTATCTGAACCGGTCTGAATTCTTTCAATGTGATTGAATAATGCAAGGTTCCAATATCTCCGCCTCTTTCCTCATACTCGAAATTTTCAATTGTGGCGAATATATTTATTCTGGATCCTGTGATGATAAAGTGAATAGGCTGATCCGCTTCTTTCCACCGTTCAATAGTAATTCTGCAGGTTTCAGGATTAGGGAAATTGGAATATTCAATTCCCGGGAAGCTCGCACTTGGGAAGAAAGAACTGAATGAGAACACCATGGCCGGCCGATCCTGCTTAATTGTTATCTCTCCAAGTCCAGAGATATCCACACTCTCATTCTTGCTGCCATTCACTACTTTAAAACTTTCCGGAAGAACGGGGAGCCTGAGCCGTTCTTTTTCGTTGTTGAATGTCAGCCAGTACTGATATTTAGAACTCATAACTCATCTCCCCTTCCTCAAAGATTTCTTCCTTCAGGATTTTCATGAGTATTGGCTTCAGGTATTCAAGCAGCAATTCCAGGATAGATTCCTTTGAAGCTGCGCTATCAAACCTGAGTTCGCCGCTACCGTTGATATCCAGTGTAATATGTTTTTCCTCAACTATGGTGCTGTCCTGTTGTTCAATAGGATTAAGAACCTCAGCCTTAGGAACAGCTACATTTACTGGCCTGCTAAGTCCTTCAAGAATTTTGTTGGTTTCCCTTTCAGGGAACACGGTACTTCCAGCTGCGCCGGTAATCAGCTCAGGTCCTTTTTCACCGGCGATAAACATATCAGGTGCATTTATAGAACCTTTGGCCAACATCGGTATTTCAGGGATATTTATCTCAAATCCCTTGCCGCCGAGCAGCGGTACCCAGTCAGGTATTTTTATATCAAGCTTGTTAATCCCCTGGATAGCTTTGTTTATCAAGGTTATCACTGCATTGATTGGCGTCTTGAATATTGCTCCAAGATACTGGAATATGCCGGAGAATATGTTCCTTACTCCTTCCCAGGCTTTTTGCCAATTCCCCGTGAACACTCCGGTAATAAACTGGATTATACCGTTAAACACTGTTTTCAAACCTTCAAAGGCAGTAATGAATGTATTCTTTATATAGTCAACTATAGGTCTAAAGACTTCCATCAGTTTATTCCACAGCTCAACAGCTTTAGCCTTGATGACATCCCAGTTCTTGTAGAGCAATACACCTGCAGCTATCAATGCACCTATACCGAGCACAACCCAACCGATAGGACTTGCGATAAAGGCTGCATTTAAAGCCCACTGAGCAGCTGTCATTGCCCAGGTTACACCGGTATTTACTATCTGTGCAGCTTTCAATGCCAAAAGGCCTACTGCCTGAGCTGCTACCTGAACCTTGTTTGCTATCCATGCAGCTGTTTGTGCACCGATTGCAGATACAGTATTCCACAAAGCCACCACGAAATCTTTTGCATAAAGTCCTATGATTGCCAGTGTTTCAACCTTGTCTGCGATTTTTGCTGTAACCAGGTTCCATTGAGCAACTGTGGCCGCAATAAGTTTACCTGGCAGCTTAACCAATTCGATTCCAAACAAAACTACTGCCCTGGTGGCATCATAAACAATGCTACCTACTTTCCACGCTGCAAAGGTAGCTCCTATCCCGATTATTATAGGTTCAAGAGGAAGCCATTCAGATACCCAGTTGGTAAAGTCTTTTATTTCCCCTGACGCAAACTCAACCACATCCGTAATCTTGTCGAACGCTTCCTGGGTAACCTGTCTGATTGCCGGCATATTCTCATCTATCTTTTTTCTGATCGAATCGATTACCGGTAAAAGGGTATCAGTGAATATATCATACGCATCCTGCACTACCTTTCCAACGGTCCCAAACACATCTTCAAAGATAAATTGAACAGTCGGGATTGCATCTATTACCCAGTTTCTAATGCTTGTGAATGTAGGCTGCAGCTTCTCTATAATGCTTATTACTTTTGCAACCCATAAGCTGATTGTCCCGCCGGCCTTTTCACCGAATACAGCTTTAAGAAGTTTCTCTACGCTGCCAAAGGTGCGGTCAAATATACTCATGATATCGCCGCCTGAGAATGCCTCTTTGACACCTTCTACAAATGAGCTTCCCAGCTCGCTTGCAAGGTCGGAAAATGATTTGAGTTTTGACGATACTTTGTTTAAGGTTGCTCCGAATTTACTATTCAGGAAACCAATAAACTTTGTACCGGCATCAAAAGCAATGTTAAAGGCTCCTGCTAAACGGCCACCTACTTCTAACTTAAAGACTTCAAAGTTTGCTTTCATCTTGTCTATTTTTCTTTTTAAGCCCTTTTCCATCTTGTCAAATGCAGCATCAGTGGCTCCGGTCGCTTTAGACATCTCTTCCATAGCTTTTGTGAATGTTTCCGTACCCTTGCCGGTTAATGCAAGCGCTGCACCACCAGCCTCTATACTGCTAAACAGGTCATTGATGCCTAAATTGTTTCGCTTAGCCTCCTTCTCCAGTAACTGCAAGGCCTGCTGAAGGTTCCCACCTTGAGCAATAAAGTCTTTGAAGCTTTTACCGGCTACCTCCCGGAATACCTGGTCCGTCTTCGTACCTGCCTTTGAAAGTTCATCTATGGCAGCACGAACCCTCGTTGTGGCTACTGAAGTCGGCACACCTTGAGCAGTCAAAGCAGCAAGGGAAGCAGAAACATCTTCAAATTTCACACCAGCAGCTGATGCAGAAGGCAAAACATTAAATAGTGATTGACTCAATTGCTCGAAATTTGTTTTACCAAGCCTTACAGTTGTAAACATCAGATCAGATGTCTTATTAACGTCTATTACATCGGCGCCGTATGCGTTAACAACTGAGGATAAGCCATCAACTGCAGTCTCAAGCTGCGTTACCCCACCAACAGCTGCTTTATTTGCTGTTTCCAAAAATGCAAAAACATTATCATTTGGAACTCCGGCAGATAGTGCCTGATAAAGAGCAGGAACCGTCTTTTCAGGAAGCACTCCGGCAGCCTTGCTAAACTGCTTTACTTGCGCTGTCATCTCTCCCATGGCCTGCTCTGTGATATCAGGAAGCAGGGTAAATACTTCGTTCATTCCGTTTTCAAAATCTACAAAAGCTTGGGTGCTGTCCTTTGCAAACTCAGCCACTTTGTACCCGGCAAACACGCCGCTCATTACCCCTGCAAGCTTCTTAAAAGTGCCCATAACGACATTGCCCTGCTTGTCCATATTGCTGAGAGCACGGCTTACATTGTCCTGGGCTTTAAATATTGCTGATAATGTAGCAGACATCACTTACCTCCTTCCCCTATGTTTTCTGCGTTTTACTTCAGATAGAGCTTTTACGATTATGTTAAGCGAGTCGATGGGTTTCTCCATTTCTAAGAGCTCTGAGCCGATATAAAATAGCTTTCTCTTATATGGCATACTTTCAAATTCTTCAGGCCTTAGCCTTTTTCTCTGCCATAAGATGTGGGCCCATTTAGCTTCTGGATCATCCCCATCGCTTATGAGTTTTTTACTTCATCAATAAGCTCCTCATCCACTTCTTCATCCCCGTCAGCCATACCGTTAACAATCAGCACCTGCTGGGAGACATACTTAAAATCATTTGGATTTTTAAACAGTTTCATTGGCATTTCCAACACATCTACGCAGTCATAAAACTTCATAAGTTCCGGGTCAGCAAGGTTCGGGAACTTTAGGCTCTCAACAATGATTTTGTTAGTCGCCTTTGCGCTATCATAATCAACCTGGAACAACGGTTCCCCGGTCTTTGAATAAACCTGCTTACCCTTTGCATCCTTAACAAGCTTTTTAACCGTAAAGGCCTTTCTGATTTCATTAAGCCTTGCGGTACCGAGCTTCACGATCTGAAAAGGTACCGGCTTACCCTCATCATCTTTGAATGTTTCAACACCAGGCACCTCAACAATTTCATCCTTCTTAAGGCTATCAACCATGAAATACTTCAAACTGAGATTTGACATTTCTTATACCTCCAATCAAAAGTGAAGCTCCCCCTGATACCAGAGGGAGCAACCTTATTAGAACATTACATCATACGCTCCGAATTCCACTTCGTTTTGAACGAGTTCCCCTTCACTGTCCAGCATTAAAAGGGGCAAATCTCCCGTCAGCACTACGCCGACTACAGTTACCTTATCTCTGCCATAGGTTCTGCCATAGTCAGAGTTTGGATCGTCCTGAATACCCTGTATGGTGAGCTTCGGTGTCTCACCTGTGGCCTTGTATCTCTTGATGATGTCTTTGATCCAAGGTGTGCTCTTATATTCAGTGATGTTACCAGTAATATCGTGGCCGATATAACGCCTGGACACACCTTTTTGGCCAACAGAGCGGCTTTCTACAACCTCAGGTGTAAAGTAGAGCTCCAGTTTCATGAGGTCCAATATCTCTACACCATCAATAAAGGCTTTCCCTTCTCTCAAGCTCATACGATCTCTATCCAACTGTCATCCCTCCTTCTTTACCTTGTTTTTATATCAAAATACAACTTTTCAGCACTGTCTACAGGTTCAAGGCCGACTTTAAAGAAAGTCTTGTCGCCGGTAGACTTAACTCTGTCCACAAGGAAGTCGTTATCCATATCAACATTCTTTATTGCATGGTTATCTGCAAATTCCTGAAGCAGGATTTTACCGACTCCCTCCATGATGTCCCATCCATCCGGACTGTTATCATACTTATTCGGCGGGAAATTGTTCTGCAGAGCCTCTGCGAAGGTGTCAAATACCCTTAGAACACGATTCTTCTTGTAATCGCTACCCTTAGGAGCAACTATGGTTACAAGGGAGTTGATATCGTACTCAACAACAACCTTGTCCTCATTCATGGAGAAGAAGAATTCACCGTTGTTAATAGCAGCAACTGACTGCTCATGGTTCTTCTTACCGATGACATCCACAGCTCCGTCATATCTCTCATAGGTATTTGACTTATTATTGGGTGCAGCTGCATCCAAGGCTGCTACATATGCAGTCATTTGAGCCTTAGTCAGTTCCGTACCGTCTGCAAGCTTAACTGCATTGGTAACATTGATAATTCCTTCATAGTCTGCAGGGAAATCAGGTGCAACAGCCTTTACATACTTTCCTACCGATTCCCTGAAATACTTTATCTTAGTTTTGAGGGCAGTCTGCAGGGTTTCATCTGTGATCGGGAATGCAAGGTCATTCCACTTCACAATCTCGGAATCGTCAAGGAAATCAGTAATATCACCGTTTACCTGAACTCCGTTACTGCCGCCGGCAAGATTCGTTCCTGCTGTGACAGCAAGTGCTCCTGTCCCGGAGAATGTCACCCAATCGTTTGCAGGCAAATCTTCAACATTAGTGATCCCGTTAACCTCAAACAGCTTTTCCGTTCCAAGATAGAGAACAAAATCTTTGCCTGATACAGGGTTTGTAGAAATCACAAACCTTATATCATTTCCTCTCTCACCAGAGTATTTCGCTGTAACAGTCAGCGGCTCAGCTGTAGCTGTAGCTTTCGCTCCGTCTGTAGGCCTGTATACAATTACCTTGCTTGCCCTTTTCAGGGCTTCTCTGATTAAGAGCATATTGTCATTGATGTCATACACGGAATGTCCCAGCTTTGAGAAATTCGCATCAGGTGCATCCTGAGTAATCGTAATAAACTCCTTGTGTGGACCCCAGTCGGCATTGAGCAGCGGTATAAGAACAATTCCTCTTTCACTTAGGGGTACACTTTCTTGCTTTACTGACCGGAAGTTGATATATGTTCCCGGCCTAACTTTCCCAACTAAAGGGTCAAAAGTTCCTCCAGCCATTATGCTTTAACCTCCTTTTTCATCCATTTCTGAATGATAGATTTCATTTCCTCTACGGTGTATTCACCTTTAAGTCCATGTGTGGCGCCATCAAAGGTACTGGTACTTACCCCAAACAGCTTTGAGCAATCAGCACGCAATCTGTCAATAGTGAACTTGGGCACTTTTTCTGCTGCGTGCACTAAATTACTATTTTTTGTAGACACTATATCGCCTCCTTCTTAATCCATTCAAAAATAACTTTCATTACCTTATCAGCTGATGTAACATCAAAGGACCTTATACTATCCCAATCAATTTGTATTTGGACAACACCGGTATCAAGCTTTGAGAGTCTCGGGTCTTTTACCCTTATCCCCCCGCCTGCAAGTGTGCCATCCGGATTGATAAGCGGTATTAGATTCCTCTTTCGCTTAATTGCATTTAAGACATTGAATGCCTTGTCATAAGCCATATTGCTCCTTTTATCAAATACTTTCACATACCATGAGTACACCAATGCATAGCTATTCATTGTGTCTCCGCGGGTCATGACTTCTGGCACAGGAAAGTAGAGTGAAGGAGTTTGAAAGCTCTCCGGCATTTCATTGTAATAAACATCCTGGATTCCGGTATTGTCAAAAATAAACCTTGCTATGCTTGCCAGTTCCTGCTCCAGCATCTAACCACCTCACACTCTGAAATATCTATCCATCCACTCCTGTATTTTATGGTCAAGCGATTTTTCAAATATCCTCTCAAATATCCGAATAGCACTCTCCCAGTAATGAGAACCTTCAATCCATTTTTGCTTTAACACCATTCCTGTTTTGGCTCCTCTTTCATAAATAAATCTATCCCCTTGCCAGCGCCCGGGTACAAACCTGCTTTTTTGCCCTTTTTTATTGGTCCAGTGTCCGTCGTTCACATACTCGGCATAGTTGACATTAGTTCCTACCTCCAGGGTAAGACCTCCATCCGAAACCTCCCATACATTATCCTTGCTGCCTTTCTCAAAGCTGTTAAGAAGCAGTCGAGTATCTACAACCTGCTTCCGGATAATCTCATCCTGTACAATCCGTAAAAACTCAAAGCCGCAGGCCTCAAACCATGTGGCTATCTGCTTCTTGAAATCCTTCTTTGCAGCTTTGTTAAGCTTATCGAAGAACTTTTGAAAATCTCTCAAATCTATTTCTACCGGTTTGCTCATTATAAGGCCTCCTGAACACTGGTCCTGTATAGCTGAACCTTGATATGGTGATTTCTTATGTTCCGTGACACCCCTGCAGTGTATTCAAGGCCGTTGCTCTTATCGATCACCTTATCATTTATCCGGATATCAGTACCGATGGGAAGTGTCAGCATAGGCGAACTCATTAAGATGTTCTTGGGATCCGTCTGACTTACCCCCTCATTGTTTGTTTGCACACTAAAATGGCAGGGTACATTCGCAACGTCAGGAGTTTCAGGATATTCAAAGATTACTTCACCGGGCAAGCCATAGGAGGCAGCAGCAGTATTCTTGATTGCGTGGTAAATATCGCATTTATGGTCCAATAAGTTTTCTATACTCATACCATCACCTGCCTCTTAAAGCTTCCGTAGCTTCATTGACACCTGATTCTTTGAAGCAACAATAACATAGTCTTTCAGGAGTGGCTCCAAGTCTAAGTCCTCAACCTTGACATCACTCCTGGTATATGAGTAATCATCGAAAGTTTCGGACTCGAACTTTGAAGCATCATCAGCAGCTGTATTGGCATAAAATTCAGCAACAAGGATGGTAGCTAGCTTAACAGGCTCAGGTATCATGGGGTAAGCCACATTATCATCAAATTTATTATTCGTCCTGCTGATAATGTACTGCTCCGCCCTCACGATATCGAGTTGCAGCTTTGGATCTGGCCTTTCCTTAACCTTTGGGAACTCGGTGTAATCTTTGACATCCGCTGAAGTTATCCAAGGTCTTGTAGCCATAAAGCCGCCTCCTATTCTTCCTCAAAAGGTATCTTTGAGCCTGCATCCTCGCCATCAGTTTCGCTGTCATCTTCTTTGCCTTTTTCAGCCTCTTTCTTTTCAGCCTCTTCAAGTGCCTTTTTTATTGCTTCTTTTCTTTCGTCATTGTTTTTGCAGCCGGAAATATCAATACCTATTTCAGCTGCATAATCCTCAAGCTCATCTTTTGTCATTTTGCCAATGTTCTTCTCCGGCTCTTTGTCCTTTATTTCCTCAATGAACTGGAAATGGCCCGTAGCAATAGCTGCCCGGGCCTCTTCCATAGTTTTAACAATACAAAAAGGCTTATCTTTTGTGGCTCTCAGGGTTCCATCCTTACCTCCACGATAAGACAAGCCTTTTATCAATTTAATTTTTACAGACAAGATTCTGCACCTCCTTAAATAGCTGCAAGGCCTTTTACAATTACTGTGGCATCCAGTTCCTCAATGATCGGGTCGAAATCAAGGTGAATTACATAGAAGCGCTTATCCTGCATGATAGCTTCCTTACCTTCTGTAGTCTTTCTGATAATGACATTGTAGCTGTTAACCACAACAAGGTTCTTCGGATTGGTAAGGATAATCTTATCATCAGGTAGAGCAGGAACCGGTACAGCCGGAATAGCAGCAGGATTGTTGATGAGGTTATCAGTGATACCGCCGCCAACAGTAATAAGCTTGTCAATCAGGTATCTTTCCCATTCCTGCTTCCTGCGGGGGCTCATCAACCATCTCAATGTTCCGTTGTTGTACTTATTGGGCATCTGCTGGAGAGCGTCATAATAAACATCAACACTCATAGCACCGCCATTGATAGCTGACCTATCCTCTACATGGCCGCCTGCTTCAATCTGCTTAATCCAACCGTCATTAATTTTGAGGAAGTCATAATCAGGATCTGTCTCGAGAGTAGCAGTATCACCATTGAGATAAAGGTCTTCAAGGTCAACGCCAAGCTGTCTGGTCATCAGGTCGGTTATGGTTGCTTCCAGGCTCTGTCCTTCAATGTTTTCTCTCAGTGTTTCCTCAGTGATTTCCCAAGGAAGTCTGACAGGAGTACAGGAGTATTCAACCTTCCCGAATGTAGGTTTTGCTCTGTAACCGTCATCTGTATCCTCGGTTTTCTTTCTCAAGATACGGGATGCAATACCGATTTTATCAATTTCACCGGCATTTGCCCTTCTCATCTCATGTCTTATGAGATTTCCAAGCGGAGTGGCTTCAAATGTCTGTCTTAAAAATGTTCTGGACTGTTCAGGACTAAGCAATCCAGCAGTAAGATCAGTGGTACTCAATGCTGCCTTAGCAATGATATTGCTGTTAGTTTTCATGTTCTCTCATCCTCCCTTTAATTAAAGAATTCCAGTAAGATAGTGGGGTTCGCTCTTTTTAATCTGGCCGGTTTCACCGTTCAGGTTCGTAGCAACACCCTTGGCTTTCAAAACTGCCGCAAGTTCTTTCCTGACAACCTCAGCAATGCTATCCTTGGTCAGCTTCTCTTCCTCTTTCTCGACTACTTCTTCCTCTTCCTCGCCGAGAGCCTTTTTGATTTCTGAAGCAATGATTTCCTGGATGTCGTCTTTGGTTATAACCTCTTCCTTTGACTCAGACTTTTCAACTTCCTGCTTCTTTTCGGTGCCTGCTCCCATGGCTTTTTTGATTTCTTCCTGAATCATTTTTCTGATATCATCAGCCTTCACGATATCATCCTCCTTTTCTTCACCAGAATTATTTTTGGCAACCGGTTCTTCCTCTTTGTCCTCAAACTGTGAAGCAAATTCACTCAGCGACTGAACTATCTCATCCAGCTTCGCTTTGTTTGAGGTACTCAT